GGAGGCGGACTATCTGAAATGAAAGTATCACCTACTTGCCCACTGGGTAAATATACGAAAGACATGAAGATCGTGTGCACGAAGGCAGACAACCTTTGTGCACATCAGTTTTTCCGGCAGTGCAAAGGCTGGTGGGCGAACACGGAACAGGCGGACAGATGTCCGCTCAGGGAAAAGGAGGAAACAAAATGAGACAGGTCAGAAGCGTCCCGTCCTCATTTGAGACACGGGACGACAACGGCGAGCTGACCATTCAGGGATACTTCGCCGTATTTAATTCTTTGTATGAAATCGCGCCGGGTATGACCGAATCGGTCGCTCCCGGTGCTTTTCATGACACGCTGTCCGGGGACATCCGGGCACTGATCAACCATGACACGACACTGGTCTTGGGGAGAACCAAAGCCCACACTTTGGAACTGCGCGAAGACGAGCACGGCTTATGGGGGAAGGTCACCATCAATCCGAACGATGGCGACGCCATGAACCTGTACGAACGTGTGAAGCGCGGCGACGTGGACGGGTGCTCCTTCGGATTCAACCCCACGGACGAGGAGACCGAGATCCGCGAAAATGGGGACGTGCACTGGACGATCAAGGCCGTGGATCTCTTCGAGGTGAGCGCGTGTACATTCCCGGCCTATGAGGCCACAAACATCTCCGCCAGGAGTGCCGAAGCGGAGGATCTCCGCCGCAGGAAGCACGAAGCCTGGAAGGAGAGAATGAAAGCGAGGTTAAACAATGGCTCTGAAAGCCCTGCTCCTGAAGAAGAGGCTTGACGACAGCCGGAAGAAGCTCGAGACCCTGCGGAAGAAGACCGAAGAGTTTGAGATCCGCGAGGAGGAGCTGAAGAAGGCCATCGACGAGATGCCCGAAGACGCGGACGAGGAGACCCGCTCCGCGCTGGAGGAAAGCATCGCCTCTTTTGAACAGGAGAGAAGCGAACACGCCGACGCCGTCGCAGATCTGACGCGTGAGATCGAAGCCCTGGAGGCTGATCTCGACGAAGAGGAAGCCGACGCGCCTGGCGAACCCGAACCGGCAGAAGAAGAGAAGCCGGAAAAAATCGAAAGAAAGGCAGAAATGAAAATGAACATTCCCGAATCCCGCGCCCGTATGTTTGGCGCAACCGCTCAGGAGCGCACCATGTTCTTCGAGCGTGACGATGTCAAAGCGTATCTCGCCGAGATCCGCACCTGCATCGCCGAGAAGCGTGCCCTCACCAACGTGGGCCTGACGATCCCCGAAGTCCTGCTGGGCATCCTGAAGGAGAACGTCATCAACTACTCCAAGCTGTACAAGCACGTCAACGTCCGCACCATCGGCGGCGAGGGCCGCATGGTCATCATGGGCACGATCCCGGAGGCCGTGTGGACTGACTGCTGCGCGAACCTGAACGAGCTGGATCTCGGCTTCAATGACGTCGAGGTCAACTGCTGGAAGGTCGGCGGCTTCTTCGCCGTCTGCAACGCCACCCTGGAAGACAGCGACATCGACCTGGCTTCCGAGCTGATCGCCGCCCTGGGTCAGGCCATCGGTCGTGCCCTGGACAAGGCCATTCTGTACGGCACCGGCTCCCGGATGCCTCTCGGCATCGTCACCCGTCTTGCTCAGCAGAGCCAGCCGGGCACCTATCCCACCACGGCCCGTGCGTGGGAGGATCTCCACTCCAGCAATATGCTGACCGCCGCCTCCACCGGCGCGGACGTTCTCGCGAACATCGTGAAGAACCTCGGCGCGGCGAAGGGCAAGTACAGCCGTGGCGAGCTTGTCCACGTCATGAACGAGAAGACCTACACCTGGCTGCTTGCCCAGGCGATGACCGTCAACGCGGCCGGTGCCGTTGTTACGGGCTTCAGCGACAGGATGCCTGTCGCCGGTGGCATCATCGAGGTCATCGAGGACGTGCCGGACTACAACATCATCTCCGGCTACTACGATCTGTATCTGCTGGCTGAGCGTGCCGGTCAGAAGTTCGCTTCTTCCGAGCACTTCCGCTTCCTGGCCGATCAGACCGTCTTCAAGGGCACGGCCCGCTATGACGGACAGCCCGCCATCGCTGAGGGCTTTGTGGTTCAGACCGTCAACGGCGCGTCCGCTGCCACGACCATCGCGTTCACGAGCGACGACGCGAACAGCGTCCAGGCTATCGCCATCAACACGGCGACTGCGACGATCGCCGGAACCGGCACCGTGCAGCTGTTCGCTCTTACCAGCCCCGGCACCGGCACCGTGACCTGGGCCTCCAGCAACACAGGCAAGGCCACCGTCTCCAGCACCGGCCTTGTGACCGGCGTGGCCTCCGGCTCCTGCACGATCACGGCGACCTGCAACGACAAGACCGCTCAGTGCTCCGTCACTGTTACGGCCTGACGTAAACCAGCAAGGGAGATCCTCCGGGGTCTCCCTTAACATTCGGAGGTGACACCAATGACAGACGCGGAACTGCTCACGATGCTGAAGGCTGACCTGGAGATCATCCCGGCCAACACGACGCGGGACACCTACCTCGGCCAGCTCATCGCGCAGGCGAAACGCTTCTGCGAGACGGAAGGCGTCACGCTCAACCTGGCGGACAATGAGGACTGCGGTCTCGTGGTCATGTACGCCGCCTGGCTGTACAGAAAGAGAGCGGACGACGCTCCGGCCATGCCGAGGATGCTCCGCTGGGCACTGAATAACCGCATCTTCTCGAGGAAGGTGAGCGGGACATGATGGACGCCGGGACGCTGAAGGTCTGCAAACTGACGAACACGGCAGCCAACGGCGCGATGCCTGTCGAGGAGCTGAGCGAGATCGCCTCGTCCTATTACGAAGACCGCGTGGTGGGGTACGGGCGATACTTCGCCGCCAAGGGCGTGAACGAGCAGGTGGATCTCACGGTGAGATCGTGGCGTCTGCCGGAAGCGCGTGCCGGTCTGTACGCGGTACTTTCCGACGGAGAGAACGACGGGCAGTATCGGATCGTGCAAGTCCAGCATCTGCTGAACGATGACGGCCTGAAGGTCACGGATCTGTCCCTCGCGAGATTGGAGGAGTTCTATGAGCTTGCAGACGAAGCTGACGAAGATCAGCCAGGCACTGGTGACGGCTCTGACAACGACGGAGGATGACGAGACCACCATCGTCTGCCCTGTCTATCACTACTGGCGGCCCAGGCTGGCCGCTCCTTTTGTAGTGTGGGCGGAAGACGGTGAGGCGGGATCATTCGACGCCGACGACCGGAAGAAGGAGCAGGTCGTGACCGGGTTCGTGGACTTTTTCACGCGCACGGAGTTTGACCCGATCGCCGACACCATCCAGGACGCGCTGTACGGCCTCCAGGCGGAGCCTTTTACATGGCGGTTAGAATCCGTCCAGTATGAGGACGAGACGAATCTCATCCACTACCAGTGGACGTGGGAGGCAACCTGATGGCGAAGATGACCGTGGGGAAGGGCCTCGAGGAGTACCTGGAAAAACTGGGGAACCTTCAGGAGATCTCCCCCGGCCTCGCCGGGCGTGCGATCTACGAAGGCGCGAAGATCGTGACGGATCAGATCCGCACGAACATCCAGGCACTGCCGGTGCAGACCGGCGGCGTCAAGAAAGGCGAGCGGCGCAATCCGTACAAGGACGAGATCGACGGGATGCTCGAAGGCCTCGGCATCGCAAAGAAAAGGGTCGAAGACGGCTACATCAACGTGAAGGTAGGCATGGACGGCTACAACTCCCGAGTGACGGAGAAATACCCAAAGGGCCACCCGAACGCGATGATCGCCCGGTCGATAAACATCGGCACGACCTACATAAACAGAAATCCCTTCATCACCAAAGCTGTGAGATCCACCAAGGCCGCAGCTGAGGAGAAGATGAAGGAGGTAATAGAGCAAGGCATCGAAGACACGATGCGATAACAGGGGACGCTCCGGCGTTCCCTATCTTTTTGAAGGAGTGAAAAACTTATGGCAAACGGAAGAGTGTGCACTGGCTTCTCCCTGCCGAAAGTCGCCAAGTACGCCGTCAGCTCCGGCACGGTATCATACACGAACGTGACCGCGCTGGCGCGAGGCGTTGACGTGACCATTTCCATCGAGG